AATAATACTCCAGAAGTTATTGACCGCAACGAGTTTATTGGTGACATCTATATCAAGCCAGCCAAGTCAATCAACTTTATCCAGTTGAACTTCGTGGCTGTCCGTACTGGTGTTGCCTTTGACGAGATCGTTGGTCGCTTCTAATAAATAGAGTATAGGCTCAGGAGATAATCAATGCCATTCAATGTAAATCAATTTCGTACACAGTTAAGTGGAGATGGCGCACGTCCTAATCTATTTGAAGTGCGACTCAATTTCCCAAGTTATGTAACTGGTCGTTCAACGGCACAATTAAAGTCTACATTCATGGTTAAAACTGCTCAGCTTCCTGGCTCAACACTCGGTAGCGTACCAGTAAACTACTTCGGTCGCGAAGTTAAAGTTGCTGGCAATCGCACGTTTGCTGACTGGACAGTAACAGTAATTAACGATGAAGACTTTATTATCCGTAATGCAATGGAATCATGGGTCCGTGGAATCAACGATAACGTAACAAACTTACGTGCTGCACTCACGACACAGCAATATGCTGCTGATGCTGAAGTGTTCCAATACTCAAAGGCTGGTGGGTCACCAATCAAGAAGTATAAGTTCGTCGGTATGTTCCCAATACCTTCCAATATCAGTACTGGACTACGCAAGATCAAAACGTGGCTAGAACTGGTGTTCTTGGCGGTCTACTCGCTTAATTTGAATAAGGGGAGAGGGGCAACTCTCTCCCCATTCTATATGATGGAGCACACATGGCTATAAATCTTTTCGGTTTCGAGATCCTTCGAAAAAAGCCTGAAGTACAACTTCAGCCTCAGGTTTCTACACCTGTAAGCGATGATGGTGCGATCACCGTCACTGCTGGTGGTTACTTTGGAACTTATCTAGATCTTGAAGCAAGTTTTAAAAATGAAAATGATCTTATCACTCGTTATCGAGAGATGGCAATGCAGCCTGAACTCGAAGCAGCGATTGATGATATCGTAAATGAAGCTGTTGTTCATGACGTTACTGGCAAGTCAGTTACAATTCTACTAGACGACTTAGAGCAGCCAGATAAAATCAAAGACATGATTCGCGAAGAATTTGATAACGTTCTTCGTATGTTAGACTTCTCTAATTTTGGTCCTGATCTATTCCGTCAATGGTATATCGACGGAAGATTATTTTACCAAGTTTTGATCGATGAGAAACAGCCACGTCTTGGTATTCAAGAATTGGTTTATATCGATCCAAGAAAAATCAAGAAAGTTAGACACGTTGTAAAGAAAAAAGATCCTAGAACTGGTGTTGATGTTGTTCAGGGCGTACAAGAATTTTACGTCTTCAACGAAAGAGCAACGCTTCAGGGTCAACAGAACATGGTGTCAACATCGACAATGGGTATGCCATCAACAGTTGATGGTGGTGTAAGAATTGCCGTTGATGCGATTGTTAATGTTAACTCTGGTCTGATGGATGCTAAGAGAATGTTAGTTCTCTCATACCTTCACAAAGCCATCAAGCCACTCAATCAATTACGCATGGTTGAAGATGCGGTAGTTATCTATCGTCTATCGCGTGCACCAGAACGTCGTGTGTTCTACATCGACGTTGGTAACATGCCTAAGATTAAATCAGAGCAATACTTGCGCGACATTATGACAAAGTTCCGCAATAAGGTTGTCTATGATTCAGCCACTGGCGAAGTTAAAGACGACCGCAAGTTTATGTCAAGGATGGAAGACTTCTGGATCCCACGTCGTGGTGAAGGTAAGTCAACAGAAATTACAACTCTACCAGCAGGACAAAATCTAGGTGAGTTGGCTGACGTTCAGTATTTCGAAAAGAAGCTCTACCGATCACTAAATGTTCCTGTTTCTCGCTTAGAACAAAACCAAGGGTTTAGTTTAGGTCGTTCAACAGAAATTACACGCGATGAAATTAAGTTCAGTAAGTTTATTAATAAACTTCGTACCAAATTTAGTTTATTGTTCGATGAGTTGATGGAAAGACAGTTGGCTCTAAAAGGCATCTGCTCCGTCGACGAATGGCAAAAATTAAAAGAAAAGATTCACTATGATTTCCTTAAAGACAACAACTTTATGGAACTCAAAGAAGCAGAGTTAATGGCAGCACGTTTACAACTTATGTCACAAATCGACCCATACGTTGGAGTATACTTCTCGAAGGGTTGGGTGCGTAAACATGTTCTACAATTTGATGAAGAAGGCATTGAAAGAATGGCGAAGGAGATGGCTGAAGAAGAGGCTGCTCAACCACAAGAGCCTATGTCTCTCTCAACACCACCCCCTTCAAATCTTGCTGAACCAGCTGCGAATAATGTCGCAGCACAACCAACAGTATCACCTTCAGCAAATGATCTAAACCAATCGTTTAATGCTCAAATTACTAAATAATAATTGGAGATTTTTATGAACACTATCGATTTAGTTAATGCTGCACTAGTTGGAGATTCAGGAGCATTTAAGAATGCTTTTGACGCTGCGATTTCAGCGCGTGTAAATGATGCACTTGAAGTAAAGAAAGTTGAGATTGCGTCTTCACTACTCACACCAGAAGTACAAACAAATGAAATTGAAGGACTTGAGACAGAAATTGACGGAAGCACCGAATCAGAAGTCGATGCAGGCGTCACCTCAAACGCAGAGTAATACTTCAGACGCTGAATTGCGTCAAAAGTTAAACGCTGCAAAAACAACATTGGGAATTAAAGGTCTCAATGTGAGTGCTGCTGCATCGGGTCATGCAAAAGTAACAAAAGCAATTGCTGCAAATCCTAAAGCACAATTTAGTCAGGTGATTAATAAACTATCGCCAACTGAAAGAACAAATTATATTGCGGCAACATCACAAGTTCCATCAGATGCTCTCTCATCAGATGTTCCAATGAATCGTTTTCGTCGTCAGTTACAAGTTTTGAAACCAGCTGCAACGGCTAAAAAGTCATTAATGAATTCATACGAAATTATCGACAAAGAACAAATTTGTGAAGCAACATTGCGCGATGAAGTAAATCCACCACCAATGCTTGTATTAAAAAGAACAGGCATTCGTATTTTCCCAGATGGTCGTCGCGTTGCAATGTATGTTAATTCTAGAATGGGATTAACGTTCACAATTCCATATAGCCCAATTGGCACATCAACTGATGCAACAGTTCCTGGCGTAAAAACCGAAGAAGTTGAGCATGTTATGGAAAGCCTTGATCAAGTATCAAAATATGCTCAAGAAGAATCACCAAAACAAACATCACGTCATATGAAGTTTGCTGATGGATCAAAGTTGAGAGTTAGCCATGGCGCTGCAAAAGCCATTCATATGGTTCACGGCGCATTGAACGATGAGAATAAAAAGAAATTTGCTGATATGCTTACAAGCCCAAAGGGGTTTGAGAAAGCAGCACATTTTGCATTAAGTAAAGTTCAATTTACAATTGGTGACAAATGAGTATCATTTCAGAAATTGTAAGAGAAATTATTGCTGAAGCCAATATTCAAAAAATTGGTCGTAAAAAACTAATTCGCGCTCGTGTTCGTGGTGGCAAGGTTCAGCGTCGCAAAGTCTTTTCTGCTGTAAAAGGTTTTACGATTCGTGGTGGTAAACTAGTTCGTATGAAGCCACAAGAGCGTTTACGCAGAAAGATGGCTGCGCGCAGAGCAAAAGTAAAGCGCAAAGCAAAGATGGCTCGAGCACTTATAAAAAGAAAAAGATCTCTCATGAAGAGAAAAGCATTGGGGATACGTTAATGAAATTAATTACCGAAAACATCAATGATGTTAGAGTTATCACCGAGGAACAAAACGGTGTTAAAACACTTTACATCACAGGACCATTTCTTGTAGCAGAAATGAAGAATCGTAATGGTCGTATGTATAAGACCGATACGCTTGCTAAAGAAGTTGGTCGTTATAACGAAGAGTACGTTACTAAGAATCGCGCATTTGGTGAATTGGGTCATCCAGATTCACCATCAATTAATCTAGACCGAGTCTCTCACTTGATCACCTCTTTAAAGCAGGAAGGTAATCAGTGGATCGGTAAGGCAAAAATTCTTGAAACACCAATGGGTAAGATCGCCAAGTCCCTTATGGAAGGCGGTGCAACTCTCGGTGTCTCGTCACGTGGCATGGGTTCACTCAAAGAAGTAAACGGTGTCAACGTGGTTCAAGATGACTATTATCTAGCCACAGCGGCTGATATTGTAGCGGATCCGTCCGCACCTGGTGCTTTTGTTCAAGGTATTATGGAAGGCAAAGAGTGGGTTTGGGATAATGGTAAAGTGAAGGAAATCGACGTCAATGCCTATTATGAGCAGATTAAAAGAGCAAAGCAAAAACAGATTGACGAAGTTTCATTGAAGATCTTTGAAAACTTCTTGTCAAAACTTTAAAATTTATAAATAATATTACTTCTTCAGGAGTTAAAACAAATGAGTAAGACATTATCAGAATCCGCTGCAGAAATTCTAAAAGCATCGATGAATGCTCATAAAGACGCAGCTGTAAAACTACCAGGCGAGATGGACGATCTCGGTGGTTCAACAAACGAAAAGCCAGAAGGCGATGACGTTGGTAAGAAGGCTGCTGCTGATGGTAAAGAAGCACCAAAGCCTGGTAAGTCATCTGTCGCTGGTGATACGAAATTCGGAACCGTTAAGTCAAAGGGTCTTGCAAAGCCAATTATTGGTAGCGCATCACCAGGCTATGATGGTGGTGGCTCAGGAAACGAATCAACAGAATTAGAGGGCGATGTTATCGCTGAAGACTCTGAAGAAGAAAAGACTCTACCAGTCGTCGAAGCCAAGCATAAAGATGAAGATGAAAAAGAAATGGAAATGGCTGACGACGAAGATGATAAAGAAGAAGACGAAGAAGAAGCAAACGAAGCCTGGAAGAAGTCAATGCTTGCCAAACATAAGGGTAGCATGAAGGAAGATGTCGATGCGCTATTCAATGGCGAATCACTCTCTGAAGAGTTCCGCACAAAAGCAACAACAATCTTCGAAGCTGCTGTTCAATCACGTGTTGATTCTATCCTTGAAGACGTAATGGCTGAGAACGATAAGGTTCTTACAGAAGCCGTTGA